CATACTACAACATGACCAGTAAGATCATCATGTATTTTTGACTTGACGTTAGTTCCAACTTTGATCATGATGTAATTTGTTTGTTATATACTCATTATAACATCAAAATACCCCCTGTGAAGGAGGTATGTGACAGTTTATAATAGTGTCCACTTATCGTTGTAAGGGAAAGTTTTGATGTTTAGACTCCAATTCATTAATAAAGAAACGTAGAGTATATCTTGTTTGATTTCCATATGATGTGGCAGTATGCCATACATTAGAATCATATGTGACCAGACGATTGTACTGATTTTGTACTCTCATGGTCTCCTCAAACTTATTATAGTGATCTTGACATATTTTGTCAAGTCCATCTACATGTTCACCAGCATGTGATCTTGCAACAGGATTTAAAAACTCTTTTTTGATCTTATAATCAGGATCTAATAACTTATAGAATGACGTTCCTGTATCTCTCTCTATATTTTTATTCAAATATATGACACCAGCACCAAGAGCACCAAATGTTGTATCAAGATGAATAACACCTTGACCATTAGATTCAATCTTTTGGAACTCCATCTCAACATTATAGTTGACAGGATTTCTCAAGTCCCAATAGTATCCAAATATTTTTTCAAGAATAGTATCAAATAGTTCTTGGTCTAATTCATATAGTTTCTTCTTAGAAGTCACACCAGGATAATTTGTATAATCTGGATCATTATATTCTGCATTTGTTGCTAAACATAAAACATAATCAGGATCTTCAAGAAAGTCATCAACTACAAGAGTTGGAAATAATATCACTGTTTACCTGTTGGTTTATTCTCCCATATGATGTCACCAAAAGAATCCACAACGTAAGCATGAATATAATGGTCAGCATCAGGACAATCTGATTCTAATGGAAACCATGCAGCTGCGTGAGTGTTTGCTGCTGTTTCTTCATCAAATGAAATAGTATTAAATAATCCACCTTGTTTCATTATGTCCATCACATAATCATCAACGATTGGTGTATAATATGTTGTTACAGTTGCTTTTTTAGTTGCATCTAAACTATTATATTTGTCTAGATTAAAATGCACCAATGTTTTTTGATGTCTCTGTGCATATGATGCAACAAGATCAAATATTTGTAGTTCGTTACCTTGTATGATCATAATTAACTCCCTAGCTTATCAATTTCAGTTTGACATTGTATTAGCATCTGTTCTAAGAATTCCTTTGTCTCTCCGTTGGGTACTTGTGATTCTTCTACCATACTTGCTTTTACTTTATTATACTCATCAATAAAGGTATCAAAGTATGCTCTCTCAGTGTATGATTTAGTGAGTAAATAATGTGCTATTCTATCTCTATACTTCTTGAGATAATGTGATGCTAATGGTAAAAACTGGTCGTCTGTTGCTAGATAATCTTTACCTGCGTTCTCAGTCTTGTATATTTTATTATAGAAATCAGGTGAGATAGGAAACTTAGTGCCCTCAACATTAGTGGAGAATTCTGTTGTTGCAGGTATATCTCTAAGTTTAGTTCTATACAATGTATATTGTGCTTTAGTATCAGCATCAAGTGGAGAGTCTGGACCTAATGTCCAGTCAGTTTCAGTTAATAGAAAATCTCTTGCTAGTCTTACTGATAATGGAGAGACAGATCTTGCTTTAGCATACATTGCACCGAGTTCATTCTGGAACTCTACATTCTCAATGGCATCAATAGCATACCATCCCTCAATTAATTTATCTTTAAATGTATCAGCAACAGAACTGGATACCTGCTCCATCTCATAATCTTTCCATTCATTAGTATTAGTTTTGAAGTTCATGATATATTTTCTGCGTTTAGCAGTATATGTACCATTATCAAAGTAATAAAATGATATCAATTTATCTTTGTCAGTATCCCATGTAGGGTACATCAAAGGAACTAACGTATCAGTCCAATATGTTTGTGGAATTGGTTTTGCTATGCCATTATAAGACAATTCCTGTCCAATAACATTTAACTCAACTTGTATGTCCATGTTCCTAGTGTATCTCCGTTAGTATTTAGAATGCTTTGATTAAGTACTTGCAAGTAACATAAGGTGTGATCAAAGGTACATCATAATCTGGATCAATAGTTGCCTGTGGTTCTATTTTAGTTGTTGATTTCAATGTCATTGTAGCATCACTACAACCCATACCAGAACTGTATGTAATACCTGGTCCTGTTTCACCTTGTACATTATATTCTAAGAAATCAACAGTATTTCTCTTAATAGCACCAGCTGCAGGCACAAATACCAATGTTGTTGCTTTCTCTCTAAAATAATAGAACTCACATATACCATAATGGTCAAATTGACCACCACCAGAATGATCTTGTCCACCTTGTTCAGATCTTTCTTGATATAATCTAATTTTTGTGCCTGGTGCTCTTGCTGCTTGTGGCATTGCAACAGTATAAGTATACCATTGAGTGTCACCTGATGCACCATCATGTGCTTGATTTTGACCACATGCAGGAACTATCATACCAGTGAGAGGATCAGTTCTTGTTGCCGATGGAGCAATAATATTATCAATATAAACCCAACTAGCAGAACCTGCTAATTGATATTCTACTTTTAATCCTTCTTCTGGCACATCACCACCATTTACACCATTTCCTCTACATGCCTTAATACCAAAATAATTGACAGATGTGGTATCTTGTGCTTTCAATACTGCAAATCTATCTCTATTTGTAGATAAACCTGAACCACCAAACAATAAGAAGTTCGTATATGCAGCTGAATTACCTTGCAATGTTAATCCAGTCACAGAGACATTAGAAAATGTAGATGTAATATAAGATCCAGAACCAGCACCATGTAATAGGTAAACATAAGGTTGCTCAGTATATCCTGTATTAGTACCAGCAGTAGTACCAAGAGTAATGGCAGTAACTACACCAGCTGTAAGTGATGCTGTTGCTGTGGCATGCCCAGTTCCTGACTGAACATATCCATTAGATGAAGTTGTACCATCATTAGACTTACCACCACCACGGAATAATACTGTAGGGACTTGTGTGACTGGCAGTTTGAAATTACCAGCAACACCTGTACCAGAACCATTACCTTTAATTTCAACATCCCAAACAGTCGCATTTTGAGATGCAGATTCAACTATGTCACCTGTAGTTGTACCTACTGTACCTCCAGTATATCCAGAAATAGTTCCAAATCCAACTTTTGCATATCCTTTAGTACCAGGATTTGTGGATCCAGAATTATTACCAGATGCCTGTGCAGCTGCACCACCAGCACCCACAACAATAGTAATCGCTGATGGATTGTTAACATCAGACCAATCAACATTACCAAACCAAGTTGCTCCTGATCCACCTCCACCACCTGCTGCTGTCCAATAGTTAGCATTGTAGTCTATATCAAGTTTTACAGAACCATTAGTGTCAGTATGATCTGTTAAATTACCAGATGAAAAATACGTTGTTTTATATTCAGAAAGTCCTTGTTGTCCACCAACACCACCTTGGTGACCACCCCAACCACCAGGCGTACCGCCAGGACCACCAGGTGCACCACCGCCACCATATCCAGTACCACCACCGAGGTTTCCACCAGATGATACACCAGCACCACCAGCACCACCGCCACCACCGACACATCCATATTTTCCACCAACTCCTCCAGAACCTGATCCTATATTTCCCTGTGAAGATGCTGTTAATCCTTGATACAAACCAGCACCACCAGGATATGAACCACCTGCTTGACCTTGTGCATCGTTTATTCCTCCTTCTCCACCATCAGCACCACCTCCACCACCGCCACCAGCTCCAGCAACGATTTGAGTTCCTCTTTTTAATGCGGTACATGCACCGCCACCACCACCATGTCTGCCACTCGCTCCCTGTCCACCATAACCACCATTAGCATTGAGAGAGTTAGTTCCACCGTTTCTATTATTTCCACCAGTACCAATAACAACATTCCAACCTCCAGCAGGAGTATTGGTAAAACTAGAAAGTTGATTTTGGGCAACTTCAACATCTACCTGAGCACCATAACCACCTCTGTTATTTTCAAATCCAGCACCTGTGTTTTTACTTACTCCATCACCACCTCTTCCTCCTCTAATTCTGAAAGTTATGTTTGTAAATCCACCAGTAGGTAATCCAGTAAACACACCATCAGATGTCAAAGTTTGAGAATATGAACCACTCTGTCCACCTATCAATATTCTATCACCATCTGATCCTTTACCTTCTGAATTACCAGTCTGTGACTGTGAAATTGATATTCCACCAGTACCACCTCCACCTGGATTAGATGGAGAATCAACTTCAGTTTGTGTATTATTATCTCCTTGTGTTCCACTAACTCCATTCAGACCTACAGAAAGACCAGTAAGTGAACCAGTCTCAGTTGCGGATCCACCATTTCCACCAGTTCCACCAGTATTTGAATTTGATGGATTTCCTTTTTTTCCACCACCAGCAATTAAAACTAATGTAGATCCTGCTGTTATTGTAGAGTCTCCACCATCATTACCAGATATAGTTCCAGCTGCTCCTGATCCTCCTCCACCAACAAGATTGTAAACTAACTTTTCAGGAGTTCCAGTGATACTAGAAAGTGGTATGGTATATGTACCAGGATTTGTATATTCAAATTCTTGACTATAATCATAATTAGGCACACCACCAGTGGTTACCTGTCTTCCACCAATAGTAGACGCAGATGTAAATGATGATAATGTTGGGTTTCCAATAGAGGTTTGAAATTCAAATGATCCTGCATTAGAAGCACCAGATGCAAGATAAAACTGATCATCATATGGTATTTCTGTAGTATATCCTGGTTGTGGTTTGAATTCAGCACCACTAGCATTTGATATATCAGGTACATCTTTTAAAGCACCAACATTTTCATCACCACCCTTATAATCCATAAAATCATAGGTAGCAATGGTATTATCTGTAAGTACATTTCTCAATAATGCATGAGAATGTTCTAGAACTGTACCTGTAGTTGGATTCCATCTTTGAATTTTACCATTTGCAGATTTATATCCTTGTAAATATCTATCACCAGAACCTTTACCTGCCCATGTTGAATCACCAGGAATACTATGAAGAATTGCATGACTATGTTGGAATACAGAAGGTAACTTCTTCTTCTCCATAGTTACAGTAACTTTCTGAGTACCAACAATAGTACAACCAACTGTTTCTACAACATTATCATATCCTGTTGTTGTAATTTTACCTAATGAAAAATAATCATCTTGTTGATTTCTATCAAGATACCACGCACCACCAGTAGCACCAACTGATAATGATAAGTTACCAATAGTAGGTGAGTTTTGACCAAATACAGGACTATTACCAACAATTTTTTTAGTAACAGTATTAGGAACTTTAAATGTCCCTAAGTATTGTTCACCCCAAAATTCCATTACATTAGCTTGAGTTATATTCTGAATAACTCCAGAATTTAACCTAACAGTAAATGTAGCGTTACTTCCACCTGATACTGTGACAGTTGGCTCAGTTACATATCCGTTGCCTGGATTTAATATGTCTATTTCTAAAATAGCACCATTACTATCAACTGTTTTAACAATGGCAGTTGCTTGTGTTCCACCAGTTGGTGGTGCTGTTATTGATACAACAGAAGTTAATGAGTATCCAGATCCACCATTAATTACATCAATACCACTACTTGCTCTCCCTCCATAAGAAGTGCCAATTATTTGATATAATGATGGATAATCTTTAATGGCATATTCCGTTCCATCACAATACAAATATCCATCATGAGTATATGCTGGATCATCACCAGAAATATATGCACTACCATTAAAATCTTCTAATTTATGTGGATTAGTAGCTTTATTAATAAATGAATGATCGTAAGTATTAGCACCAGATTTTAAATTTGCTACTATAGAACCAATAGGTGTGGTATCCTGATAACAGTCAGTGTAAAATCCTTTTCTGGTATTCCTATAACTTTGTACCATGATTATATCTTAATTAAATACTCCATTACGATGAAGGGTTGAGATGCAGAATCAATTGATATGGATGAATCTACACCAATATCAAATGTTGTAGATAAGTTTTCTGGGTCAATTGATATAGCATCAGTCTTTACTTTATATGTATGATCACCTTTATCCAATCTAACTCTATGACTATGAGCAGTTGGTAAAGTACCAGCTGGTATTGCTAAATCAACAGTATCTGTTGTTTCATTTCTAACATCAGGTGTTGATGTTTGAGTAACAGCAGACTCATTTGATTGAAGAGGAAGAACGTCAGTCAATTGAGTACCATTAAAATCAACTGGCATGCCAAGTGCTCCAGAAACATATGTTGGAGGTATTGTATAATTACCACCTGCACCACCAGATGATTGACCAATACCACAACCAAAGAGAACGGATTGGGTTTTAGACTGAAATTTTCCAGTATCTTGACTATTTGGAGATCCAGCTTGTGTTTGACGATTTAATGTCATATTAGCAAGATTTATACAACCAAATTCAAAACCCTGTCCAGATCCAATTTGATATTGTCCAGTTATATTATCATCAATACAACCACCATAATAAATTGTTTGGGAAAGTCCAGTACCAAATAAGGGAGTACCATCGCCAACTGCACCATCATTAGGATCCCAGTTTGATAAAGCTTTACATGGTTCTTGTCCACTGCCAGGTGGATTGGAAGCTAGGTTTTGTGCTTTTGTTGCGTTTACCCACTCTTGAACATTAATTGTGGAACCATTTTGTAGTGCAGTTGATCCTCCTGGCACTGGGTGATCATTGTCTATTTCTAATATAGATGGTGCAGCTCTCAATCTACATCTTGGTGCTGATTTTGTAAAATGCATGTGTGGATGTATTTGATTCTCTTCCACAGATTCTACCTCTGTATAATGAGCATCACCTGCATATGTCCAACCTGGTTTTCCTTTAATTTCAACTTCTTGAGCTGGAACATTAATACTTCCACTGTATGTAATATTAACATTAGTAGTACCAATCGCTGCTTCTGCATCTATACCAATACCAGATCTACTTTTTTCTGTACCTAATGAATCATTCTTTCTTATGTTATTGTAAACACCTGCGTTTGCACCTGTTGTAGGTTCTGGATACTTAGAACCTAAATCAGGAACCATAAATTGATTATCATTAATAGTCTCAAAATCAGTGCCATCTAAGTTCTTCTTCATAAAAGCAGTATTAGTACCAGTTCCTAAAATAGCAGCAAGTCTTGGATAATCTTCAGCAAAATATTTTGACCCATCACATTTTAAATAACCAGCAGGTAAATTTGTTATATTAATTGCTGTATCTGGCGTACCCTCATATGTTACTGGCCATATAATAACTTGACCAGTTATATGTCCGTACTTTGCTCTCTCTTTATTATAGAATACTGCCATTAGTATGCCTTGATAATGAACGTCATTGTTAACGAAGGTTGAGTAGTGTCTACTGCTATATTTAATGCATTTTCAATACTCTGTGCTGCTAGTGCAGATCCATCAGCATTTACTGCTGTATGTGATGGAGGTCCTACCATAGTTCCTAAAGTTTGTCCTATTTCAAATCCTCCATGATTATGTGATGAAAATGCCTGTTCTGTTGGATCTTTAGCTGTTGACTGTGTATTTAAACTAGTAGGGTAAGTACCATCTCTAAATTTTAATGCTGTTGTCACTGTTCCCCAACCAGCTGTTTCTGTAACATCACCCTGTCCTGTATTAATATTCATTGATACTCTATAATTACCACCAGCAGCTGTATTACCTGCATCAGGAACCCACTCTATTCTATCCACACGAGCTCCTTCACCTAACCATCTATACTTATCATTAGGATCTGCTGTTGTAATATACATCAATGGACGAATTTTATCCCATTGATACCATGCATCAGCACCAGTTCCATATTGTTGAGAAATATCAGTTCCATCTGGTAAATCAAATTCTCTACTTCCTTCTGTTAAAGTAATACCTGAGACAGTGAAAGCTGGTCTCTGTTCAGGAGAGTCTTTCAAACCATCAGATCTTACTGGTGTTGTTCCACCATCAGGAGTATAACCGTAAAAATTTGCTCTATTTAAAATTTCCATTGGTCTAGGAAACATACCTGTCATTGCAGGTTGAGCGTGAGTTGCTAATGGTTCAGTAGCAACTATCTGAGCAGTATTTCCCATTGGTGGAATTGTCTGTGTATATGCTTCTGTTTTGGGTCCTGATCCTCTATTAGTTCCTCTCCAATTTGTAGCACCAGCTGGAACTTGAGCCCAATAATTTTTACCAGGATTTACAGTATCAGTTACAAACTCAAAATGAGATGAAGTCAATGGCATTGTATGCTCATAAGTGGAAGATCCATAATATGACAATGCAACATGTCCATTTTGCCAAGTGTGGGGTTCAGCTTCTTCAAAACTACAATTAACAGGTCCGTAAGTTCCAGAACAACCATTAGTAAAACTTTGAGATCCACTCATTTCTATACCACCATCAGTCTGAAATACCATAGGTCCTTTTTGATCTGTTTGGACTGAAGGAAAAGTTTCACCATGACTATGTGATGGAGTATGATTAATACCTAATTTACGATTCAATGTATATACTGTTTCTAAAAAATCAGGAGCAGACAATACAAAATTAGTATATTTAAAATATAAATTACCACTTAAATTTAATGTAAAATCTATATCAGAGTTGGCAGACCATGAAGTTTTAATATCATATGTTTCACCATATTCAGAAACTAAAGCACCTAACTTAGTTCCATTATTATCAATAACAACATTCTTAGGATCGTTCTGTCCCATTTGATATTGAGGTTGATCTAAATTAGCTGGTTCTAAATCAAGAGGTAATCTATTTGATAGATTAGGTAATCTAAATGTTGCTGTATTTGATCCATCATTAGGATCTACATATGGAAATGTATAATGATTTCCATTGCTTTGTGTCATATCACCGCCATAGGTGTCACCTAATACAGATGCTAATAATGGATAATCACTAGCATCTTTTGTACTACCATCGCAAACTAGATATCCTTTAGGTAAATTAGAAGGAAGAAATCCACTACCTCCATCACCACCCCAAGGTAGGATAGTTCCTATCTTGGCGGTCTTCATACTTTTAATAGAATCGTAATATGCTGCCATTTATAACTCCATTAACCACCAACCTCTTAATGAAGGTGGAATTGTTTGTGCGTTTGCAGAACCTTCAATGTCAACTGATCCAGCAAATACTAAACCAAATGATGCATTGCGTGTCTGAATAATTAATTCTCCAGAATCCCATGCAGTTGTATTTGTAACATTAGATCCTGCACCAACCTTAGTACCAACTATATCACCTTGAATTGCAGTTGCGACATTAGCGATCTTAAGTGCTCTAAGAATTAAACTTGTGTTATATGTTAAGTTACCACTTAGTTCAACGAATCTAATCATGTCACCCGTTTGTGCATCATCAGGTAGATATAAAACCATATTTGCACCAGAGGATGCATTGATTAGATAGTTATTGTTAACCTGTAGTGGATTAGCTTGTTGCTGTCCAATACCTGTAGCAGGATTGTATGCAACATATGTATGTCTTCTACCACCATTTCCTGTCCAATATTTCTCAATACCGAATGAATCAATAGCATTATTCTGATAAATTCTAAAGTCTTTTGGATTTGTTGCTCCAGAAGCACCAAGGTTATCAATATGAAAGACACTTTCAGAAGCAATTTCTATGGGAGAAATTTTTCCTTTCTGATAGAATTTCTGACCGATATATGTGTCACCAGTAAATGATTCAACTTTAAATGACTCAA